TGTTTAATCAAGCCACGACCATCTTGAGTGATTATAACATCGCCAGCCTGGGTGAGCAATAAATCATCTTGAACACCTACGGGAGGTGTTACTGCTCCAAAGGCTCGTCTTATAGTTGAAATTCTTAAGAAGAGGCTAAGAGGCATTAGGTTCTTTCGCTTACGTACACTGTGCCAGAGGTGCTAACCTGTATTACAGCTAAAAATCGCTCTTGTCGCTCATTCAAGTCAGTGCCAAGAGCTAGATCATAAGGGATGCCACTAGGAATAAAGTGTGATGTAGATTGGTTTGCTTCAACTGAATCATCTCCAATCTCTACAAAAATGTCTTCAGTTGCGTAAACAGTGATCACTTTCGTTGTCGGTTCAAAAGCTGTTGACCGCTGTGAATCAGCTCCAGAGGTTATCTGTTGACCTCCATTAAACTTAAGGCTCAATACTGGGATTGCGACGTTTGCGTCATCTTTTGGTTGTTTTGACATTAGTTCTCTCTTTACAAATCAAGGTCGTGACAGATCTTAGAATGAAGTAGGCGATTACCTTTTTCAGTTAAGTGACAACCTGTAAATTTAAAGTGGTTCTGCGCATATAGCTCTGGAAAGTCTCTTCTTAAAAAATACTCATTATGCGGTCTGAGCGGAATATAGTTGATCCAATCAAGATCTCTATACTCAGGAAAAGAACTCCACAGATAGCATCTTGGTAACTTGCTAATACGAAGACCTGTCGCCATATTATTTGCGTACACTCTAGAGTCGTCTACATCAATATTACCTTCAACTCTAAAAACTGGTCCTAAAGAGCAGATTAAGTGATCCCAGTCGTGATCTTTAGGAATCTGTTGCTCAATCTGAACATTAGAATGCCCATTAAAAGAGTAATATGTAACATCATGACGCTCCATTAGCAGATCAACCCATGTAAAAGTAGGAGGCCATTTGCGATAAACTGAAGCTCCGTAAACTCCATCTTTATAGGAGTAAGAGTCTCCACAAATTACGATCTGCTTACGAAGTGTCATTGATTCTTTTCTCTAGTAACCCAATTTTTACTTAGGATGGTCAAGTAATAATTGTCTGTGTAATGTACGCCACTTGTTATATGTTTTTTTATCTGTCTTGTATGCACAGATCGCTTCCCAGACCCAAAAATGTTGCACATCTTTGTTAGCTCCTTGGTAGTGAAAAAATTTATTAGGAGCCATTTCATGCGGATTATGTAAATCACTGATAAAGTCGTAAGGTTTAAAGGTTTTAACAATTGATCGATTGTCATGTACCCAGTGCCTTAAAGCTGTCTCATCGTGAAACATAAAATCAATCGGATAAGAACGTGTAACACCAGGAACCCATTGCTTGTTATTAAACTCAAGATACCTGTCACTGATTATACCGTCACAACGCTTTCCTTCTGTATCTTGATCACAAATCCACTGATAAAGCTGTTTAAAGATCTGCTTAGGTCCAGAAAAGAAAAATCCGTTTGGAATTAATTTTTGATCATACCACGGATGTGTATGAGTTGGCAACGCAGCATCTTTTTGAAATACGCAAAAATGGTCTTCTACAACAGGCAGCGTAGGATTACCCCAGCACAACATATCAGAATCTAAGTATATAATATAGTCTATGTCATAAAGATCTGCTGCTTGAGCACAAACTTCAAACTTTCTAAATCCTCTGTTATAGTCTTTGCTCTTACAAATTGTGTAAACTGTGTCAGGTTGAGTAATTAAACAGTGTTCATATCCTTTTAGTTTACTCCAAGCTTTAACTGACCTTACACAATCATCTAACACTGTTGTTCGTTCGTCTAGTGTATCATTATGTAGTGATCCTACAGTTTGAACTACTCCAATCTTCACCTGTCTGCTTGCTCCTCTAGCTTTGCGCGAAGCGCCGCGAGATTTTTTTCTCGCTCTCGACTGGGTGTTCGATTCGCTTCATGTTCTTTGTGTAGTTCGACATAAGCCCGAACCCACTCGTCTGAATAAGTGGGGACGCCCCACCCTGCCTCTACTCGATGTCGATACCAGTCTCCGATCGTCATGTGAATAAAAAGTCCTCTCCCGGAGTTCCTGGCCAGTCAGCCATCTCTAAAAAGAGATGTAACTGTTGAATCTTTCGATGTTTTTTAGGACCGCTCAAATGAATAAAAGAGTTGTTCTCTGGCATGTTAGGCCAGTTTACATACCAGTCACAATCTGACTCCCAATCATCTAGCTGCGCTGCTTGACGATAAATTTTAATACGATCTAGATTGTTGTGCATCCATTCAGCCATGAACCACTCGTCATTCATTTTACACATATCTCGCTTATGATAGTGCCACCAACGATGTGTAATTAAAAGATAGTTAGTACAATCACCTCTTTTTGAAGGATCATCTAACCGCTCTCTAGCGTCTTCACAAAAATGATCAATTCCTTCCTGACTTCCCCAGAACAGTCCAAAATTAGGACGCCGCCAAGGAAACCCATCATGCATCATCCAATCTGGAGAGAACTCACGACGAATAACAGGACAGCAGAACCACTCATCTCCAAGCGGATCTGGATCACCCCATACCCAGACATCAGCATCAACCCACATGATCCTATCATATTCGGTATGGCCCTCTATCCATTGATACTTATAAAACTGATTATTGGCGAGAGGTGAGAGTTCAATGTCTAATAAAGCTCCATAGTCTTCAACCTTTTTAGCTTCTGAGTAGGCTTTATAGTCATACCCACGTCGGGTAGCCCAGGCTTTTACAGTTTGCATGCAAGGAAAAAATACGTTCGTCAGTTCAAAATTTTCACATACCATTTGAGACTTTGCAATGCCTTGTACAACAAGAGTCTTCATTCCATAAGATCTTTCATGAGTTTGTCATAGTTGTTGATCTGCACAGCTACCGCAGGTCCCTGCGTCTTCGGCTTCAGGGACTGCTCTACCTCTTGAAGATGTTTCATCCAGTCGAGAAGATCTTTTTTCGAGTAGATGCCTGTCTCTACCGCTTCTTGGATCTTTTGGTCTATCACTGAGTTGATAAGATTGATGCGCTTAATACGATTTAGGTATCCTTGAGTGGCGAAAACGGAATCGATGTATGAACGGACTTCTTTCTTTTCTATGACCGCGGTTACGCGGTCTTCTGGAAGTCCATACTCTTCAGCGATTTCGTCTACGCCTTTGCCAGAGAGATAATCGTTAGCGAGCGCCAGCACAACCGGGTCCAGAGGCGGAGCCTCTAAGCTGCGGTTTAGCGCATCAACTGATGTTGTTATTGTTTGATCCTTCTTCATACGTCCACCTCATATGTAATTAAAATTTGTAAGTCACCCACCTGATACGGCCTCATCAATCCTTCATCACCACCTACAGTGACCACTTGAGCTATCTCCACGCCTAGCGCACGCTGCTCAGCGGCAAAAGTGTCCACCTGTGCTTCAATCTCACGAACAAGTAAATCAAGCGTGCTGATGTCTCGATCATACTGATACACACGACAGTCAACTTGAAGTGTTGCAAGCTTTTGACCTGCTCCACGATGGTCACGAATCTCTCCACGCGGAACAAAAGTAATTGATGGCCAATCATTGATCTCATCTAAATATCGATAAGATTTGAACACTTGTTCAATAGAGGGAATAGCTAAGAGATGTGCTTGTAGTGCATCAATAATCTGAGTACGTCTAGTCGCCACTGTACACCACCTCTATTTCAATCTCTGCAACTCCATATGGAGTCATTAATCCCTCATCTGTGCCAATCGATGTGACATAAGCTGATTCTACATCTAAGTCTCTTGCAACAGAGGCAAACTGTTCAACAATATCTTCAACCTGTCTGGCTAAAAGTTCGCTTTCTTGCAGTGAATCCTCCTCATGAGTATAAACATATCCTCTAATTGATTGTCTCAAAGTTTTCAGTTGTTGTCCATCTCCATATAGTTCATAATCTTCAGTTGGGGTGGCTCCAAGAGTGACCGTAGGGAAGTCGTTGATATCGTCTAAGAATCGATATCTACGGTCTACTTTTGCAATTCCAGAGATAGCTTCAAGCTGAGTAACAAGTCTGTTTACGATTTCGGTGCGTCTGGCCATGCGAGATCAATCATTTCATCAATAGATTTGCCTGGGGCCTTAGTCATTAATGTTAACATACCGTCTTGTTGAAGTGAAAGCCAACGAAGAATGTAGAAGTAATAGTCTCTCTCAGGGACTGAGATAAAGTTGTCTTCAAACCATTCAGTAAACGATTGAACAGTGGGTAATTCTACACCTAACCACTCGTTAAGTTTTAATTCTTTTGGTTTATGATTAGGATGAAGAGGGCATTCAAAAGATAAACATTGATTACCATGCTGGTCTACAGGAATATTCATTTCATCATAACCAACAGGCGGCATACCGTTCCAATAAAAGTTTCCCGAATCGTCTTCATCTACGCTAGTATTAAATACTAATGGGCCATAT